TCACTTCATAATATTTTTCTTGTCAGTCTGCCCACCGACAACCGGAACTACCGCAATTTTTCTATCATACCTCGCAGTTTGTTCAACGTTCTTGTGTCCCGAAATAGCCTGCTTCTCATACAGATTCCCCTGAAGATCAGAAATCCCTTTTGCTTTCAGATCGTGGAAGGTGAAATCAAAGGAGAGGTGAGGGTATTTAACCTGTGCTTCAATTTTTGCCTTTCTCCATCGACTGTTAAAACCGTCTCGCGTGTACTTTCCCCCTGTTGGCTGGTGGATGACATATAGGCTACTCATGCCAGGGGTTAGGGCTAATCCCTTAGCCAGATCCAGCGCTGCATTTAGCCGGGGACTCCAGGCTTTAATTTGCGCGACAGAAGTTTTGCTTTGCTTGATAAGGATACCATCATCCATAAACTGGCTTTTTTTCATCTCCAGCACATCGTTTTGACGAGCACAGCAGAGATAAGCCAGTTCCATCGCCACTTTCACAATGTCAGGAGCGACAGAGTACAGCGCCTGATATTCATCATTTGTGATGTACCGATCCCGGCTGATTTCTTTGTACTGCCGCACACCTGTGGTCGGGTTTCCTTTCACAAATCCCCGTTCAAATGCCCAGCGATACACGCGAGACATAAACGCTTTCTCTCTGTTGGCCTGGGTTCTGCTCTTGACTCCTCGTTTATCCATATAGCGCCGTACATGTTCAGGTTTAATGGCGTCCGGTGGCATTTCCCCAAACACACCAATGACCTTCTTAGAATATTTCCTGTAGTCTTTTTGGGTTTCCGGGGCAAGCTCGAAAAAATCCCCTGACTTAAAGAAGCGCTCGATTAAACCTGCCAGCAGGGAATCATCCGGGCGATCATTCAATAATGCTTCCCATGCTGTCCAGACCTGCGCCTGTGTACTGGTTTTGTCACAGAGGCGGATATTACCGCCTCCCTTGGGGTGGTACTCGTATGCTGACCGCCCGAGGTAAACCCTCGGGGGCATCCAAGCATCGTCTTTATTCTTTCTCTGTCGCGGCATTAATCCAGGGCTCCAAAATTAGGCTGCAGCGAATTATCGACGTTATTGTGCTTAACGCGCTGAGCTAAAGGGTTATTGAAATGCGCCCAGGTAGTGCGTGGTCGTCCGTCTCTGCCTTCAACAAAAAACACACCGGCATCACGTAAACATTGTGACTGCTTGGATGGTATTTTATATCCAGTAAGACGCTCGATGTCTGCGCTAGAAATAATCTCGTTATCAAGACTCATAGTTTATCTCCACTAAACCGGCTGCAACCGGTTATCTGCCACTAAACGAACAGGATGAACATCCACCCCGCAGACCGTCGTTACAACTTTTGCATATCTGGTGGTCCTGCATCACTCCTTTAAGTTGGTTGTATATTTCTCCTGGCACAATTACCGGCATCGGCACACGCAATTGCTGGCTACGTAGTAAAGCGATTTCATCTGCATGCTCAAGGGCTATCTGTTTCCAGTCTTCCGCTTCAGCTTTGAACCATGCCAGGTCGTCCCGCATGCGCCGCCAGCGGCGACGCTTCAGCTTATTCGCTCTCACTTCACCTCCTGCGGGGCGGCTGGCAGAGGCATCCAGTGGGTTACGTTTTGCAATTGCACTCTGTCGCATGGGTCATACCCATCAACGGTAAATCCTAGATCAGAGAAATACATTGCCTCGCCATATACCTGATCACCATCGAAAGCGATAACAGCTTCGAAATCTACTGGCATCCGCTCACTTACCGGAATCCATCCATTCGACACGGTAACGACGCTCTGCACCGAGTTCAGAGCGGGGGGATCCTGCGTGGCGGCAGCGAGCATATGGGACCAAATCAACCGGCGCGTCTGTCGCATTGCGCAATCAGGGTCATCCCACGCATGGTGCTGGCATCCTGATTTATGCAGCATCATTGCTTCAGTGGGCTCCTTCGGCACCATCACGTAACCATCCTGAATTACCGGAGAGTTGCCAGCATTTGGATGCAGAGCGCGAATACCTTCGGCCAATTCTTCCAGGGTGGATGAATATTCACGCTGGGCATCATTGCCGAACTCGAAAAAGCCCGTGCCCATGTCGTGTCGACCGTGTTCGCTGTCGTATGCCTCACGCTGCTGATCTATCCATTTGGCGGCGGCTTCAATGCCATCGCGATAGAAAGTGACTACCGGCGCTGGCTGCTCTTTGATGTGCAACCGCGGCTCCCCGTCTTTCGGCTCCGGCCATTCACGCTGCTTGTTCACCGCCAGTTTTTCAATCATCGCCTGGGTAATCTGCTCGTCAGTGATACCGGCACGGCGTTGTGCATCCCACAGCAGAAACTGCATATCAGCCCACTCGCTGAGGTCGTCAGGCTCGGCAGCGGCTTCCAGAGCTTCTTTGCTGAGATGCTTCAGCGGGCCAACCGGGCCGACATTGCCGAAGGTAGCCTGTGACCACTCGGCGTGCTCGCGGCGTACCTGGTCGCGTTCTGGTGCTGGCTGCGCGTGGCGATAGAGCGGCGCTATGTTGCGTTCCAGGTCGGTGATAACGCTCCATAGTGGGACTGACTCAACACCTTGCTTCGCCATATCACGATAACTGTCGGCATATGCCAGCACAGGATTACGTTTATGCACACTATCCTGCTCGGCCTTGCGGCGTTCCTGTAGTTCGCGCAAACACGTCAGCATTTCCAGATTTAGCGAATGAGATTCCGTAGCTAGCCACACCGCTATTTTTTCAATACGTTCGTCTGTTATGGTTAATTTGCTGGTCATTGGCCCTCCTCACCTCTGCATGCCGGGCAAGTGTTGTCGTTCATTGAGTAGGGAAAACTGCTATCCATCTCATCCATCCATCGCTTGTGCTCGGAACACCAGAACACTTCCCACGGCATGCTGTGATACTTCATTAAGCAGGTAACGCGATACGGGATTTCCTCGGGCGGTAACTCTTCATCCAGCAGCCTGTTGTTAAGCTCACGCTCAGCCCTTGCCAAAAGGCGACTAAGTTCCCGGTTTTCGTTTTCCAGCCGCGTGCATTGGTCTTGCAATTGGGATTTGGTCGCCATCACTCAGCCTCCCACTTGATGCCCATCTCATGCAGATATTCATCCGCATCCTCAACAAACTGACCTCCAACGCCGTAATAGCGGTGAGTCACAATGTCGATGGTTGCCAACGGGTCTACCTTGAGAATCTGAAGGAGATAATCCTCAAGCTGACCTACCGGGTGCTTGATAACTGGCACCTTGCCAGGATGCCGGACCACTAAAAATTGGTTACCTTCTTCCCGGACCTCATTGGCATCTTCAGGCGTCACGGTGACAACTGATACCAGCGCAGAACTGACATCATCCAGCGCTTTGTTGTACCACTCGGCAGCACCACCACCGACTCGCCCGCCTTTGTACATAAACCAGCCATCAGCATCGTCGCGCTCAATTTTTGGCGGTAGCCTCACGGTGACGGTGCGGGACTCCAGCTCGGCGATGCGCACAGCCTGCTGCTGCTCGATTTCAGTTTTGCCAGCTATCTGACGGTTGAGGCTGTTAATATGCTGGCCGATACCGGTATTTTTAATCTCTAAACGCCGTATGCGTTTTGCCATCTGGTTGATATGGTCATCCTGTGCTGCGTTGGCACGCTGCGCCTTCTCCAGCGCCTCTACCAGCTCAGCATTTCGGGATTCGGCCTCTTTCAGTTTTTTGGTCAACCTGTCGTGACCATCAACGATTTTCGGTACCTGGCTAACCATATGCTCTTCTGCACGCTCTACAGCACAGCGCAATGCCCTGGTACTGACGACACGCTTACCGGATTCACACAGGGTATGCAGTGGTGCAAAAAACTCTCGGCGAGCCATACGTGCAGCGACGATAATCAAAATAATCCCCGATTCGCGGGCAGCTTCTGGTGTCAGTTCGGTGATATCAGTCATTCGAATTATCCTCGCTGCAGAAGTGCGCCCCGTCAGGATCAGAACTCATGTACCCGCAGATATCACACTCGATTTCATCTGCTGGTGGTAATGCCTCAGGTGCAAAAGAGACATTAGAGAAAAATGCCTCTCGCGTATGGCTGTTTAGCGCCGGTAAGAAAGTGTCATTGATTACCTCTGCATCGCATCCGTCATCGATATACAGTGCAATTTTTTTAGCCAGGCGAGCTTTGGCTTCCTGCAGCTGCATATCGCGACATGCCCGAGGGATATATTCAGAAAGCTGAGATATGGCTTTCTCGGTTTGGTTAATCATGATTATCTCCCTGGATCGGCACGATGGTTTCAAGCAGAAGACGACGACTGGTATTCTCTGCGAAGTGACGGCGACCAGTGTCTTTGTGGTAAAACTCGTTCTTTCCCACTACCCACATACTTTGCGTCGCGTGCAGTTTTTTGCGTTTCGGCCCATCTTTCGTTATTACGATACCCATATGGGTTTTCACGATACTCATGCTATCCACCACTTAATAATCATGCAGATACCAACAGTGATAACGATAACCACCATCAAGCAGATCAAATCGGCAAACACAGCAAACCGACGCAGGGTGTGATCGCTATAGTTCTCAGGATCAAAATCCATGGTCACCCCCGATTTGCCGCAATGGCTTTTTGTTCTTCTACGATTTGCAGCACTTCAGCCAGGGCAAACCCTTCCAGCGAAATGGTGCCGTTAGGGTCAATACCGGCGAGAGTGATCAGCTCAACCAGGCGGCGGGCTTTCTTGACGCTGATTTCCGGAGCAATGAGAGATCTTGTGACCTTTTTCTTGCCGACGGCCACGGCTTTGGCTTTGTCTTCTTCGAGTTTCTCTGCGGCTTTTGAACCGAACTCCTCAACGCGCTGCAGAGCGACATCAACAGATACCTCGCCATTTTTAACGGTCTGCTGCACGGCATGGTCGGTGACACTCAGTGCCAGCAATTTTTCTACCGTTGCAACGGACAGGCCGACAAGTTCAGCTATTTCGCCATTCGATATATTGAATGCTGCCATTTTTTTGAGGTTGGCTGCTTTCTCAATCGGACTAAGCTTTAGTTGCCGGTTCGAGCGCATAACGTGGGCCTGAGCTTCCAGGTCGCTGCCTTTAAACTGAGCGATGGTGATCCACTCAACAGGCAGACCAGCTTCGCGACAGCGAAGGAACGCGCGATATCGGCGATGACCTTCTACAATCCAGACACCACCGGAATCTAAAGCTTTGACCTCAATAGGGGGTACCGATCCGCCAGATTTCAGGTGCTGGAAAAGGTCTTCGTCGTCAGCCTTGCACTCTGCAGAGTTGTAGTCACGCGGGTTAAAGCCATCAACGATGTGAATATCGTCGATTCTGATCATCATGCGGCCATCAGGGCGTTTAATCTGGGCGGTCTTAAACATCTGCTTGAATGAGTTAGCCATTAGCGGACACCTCGCGCAGCTGCTTGGAGAACTCACGGAGTTTTAAGGCGATAACGCGAGTGGATGCAATCGTGTCTACTCTTTCGAGCTCAACAGCAGCTTCTTCAAAGGCATCAGCCTTAACCCCGGCCACAATGAGATCGGTGACGGGCGTGCTTTTCATCACATACACGCTGTCTTCTCCAGCCTCATGACCACAGATATACCCGTGTAGCATCGGTTGGTATGTTTCGCGACCAAACAGCCCGAGGCGCCCACCTACTTCCTGAATATCTGCGCCATCCAGCGACGCACCGTCTGCTGCTGCGCGGAAACAGATTTTCACGAATTCCTGCCTGATCACATTCTCCGCAGCCAACTGCTTAACCCAATCCTGGATGTCAACGCTTTCAGGGCACCCACTATTAACTCGGGTAGCGGTAAGGGTATTGATTGCGGCAGAGCGTTCATCGCAAGCCTGGCTGGTGGCCGCCATCGAGATATCAAGGCGTGATGCCAGTTCTTTTAAAAGTGCCGCTGATGCTGGTGGTAGGCCATTAGCGGCCTCGTATGCTTCACGTATCAGCTGCTGTGCTGTTTTGTGCATGTCATTTTCTCCAACTGACGCGCTGCAACGCGCTATTTAGGGTGCAGCAACCCAACCCACGGGAATGGGGGAGTAGGCTACTGCTCTGTTAAGTTTCTGCTCAGGAGGACGCCATCACTGCAATGACGGCGTGCAAGTAATCTCCACACAACACAGGAGAGCACCAGCTGCTGCATCAGCCCGAGCGGATTGGGTTATGGGCCCGTCACTCGGTGGTGCTCTCGTGTCTTGTGTAAAAAGGGCGGTTACCCATCAGAACATTATCCTCTTCCTCCTGTTTGGCTGGTGGAAGGCAGGGCGGCCGCCAAAAGAAACGGTTATGCGATGTACTCAATAATTTCAGCACCGTCCAGATCCCAGTTACCGGAGCAGCGGCGTTCCCTGTCGAACCCGAACGCGCAAAGGTGATAATCCAGGTCGGCGCAGACAGGAGGGTCTATGTCCACGTCGAACGGGTCACATTCGACGATAGAGCCATTGACAGTGCGGAACACAACCACCGGACGGACGGTACGCAGGTGGAAGCGATGCGCTTCATCCCAGCCGATAGCTTCGATCGCGGCATAACGCCATTCGTCGGCCATGTCGGTTGCTACTTCAGCGCTAGCACAATTGTGGAAAGGGAAATATTTAACTTCAGTAACACCGTTTAAAACTACCGCCATGCATGAAGACATGTGTTTACCCTCAAGAAACTGTTATCGGGTGAATTAAAATTGCATCGACCTGCGCTGCAGTACGCTTATACACATCACAACTGGAAGCGCACTCCATCTTTTTGATACCCGTCACCCATAACTGGTAAGTGAAGAGTGCGCTTCCATGTTGTGTGCCTGCTTTTACCCACATCAGGCGAGGTGGATCCTGGTTATTCCCCAACAACAAGGATTCGGTTAATCTGGATATCCCCAACAACAAATGGAGTTTCGATAATGAGCGATGACTACGAAGAGCGGCACATGCCTCCGTTTAAGAGGCCTGAGCCCCCTCCGAAACCTGATGATTCAGACTGAGGTGTGAAATGACCCGCGACGACATGATCTTTGATGTGAACTACTCATTTCATTTAGAGAAAATGTATTTCACCGTTCTTACTAGGATTGACAAAGCAATCACTATGCTATTAATCGTCTTGGGTTTTTCTGTTTTTGCACCTTTCATGAATTTATTTATATTCGGTGTATCCGTTGCTTTTTTATCTGTTATTCAACTGGTCTATCAATTTGGACAGGCAGCTGGTCTTTCTAAAGAGCAGATGAGGCAATATAGAAGACTGCTCGTAGAGCTAAGCTCTCTAACAGATGAAGAGTTGCGAGAAAAATACATAAAAATTCAAGATGCCGACAGCATTCCATGGCAGTCATTGCAAGAAGCTGCTTTTAAGCGAACCTGTATTTCTTTAGGAAGAAACTGCGAGATTAACTTATCCTTGAGAAAACGTGTTATTGCATGGATTGCCGGGGATATGCCGTGACTTTAAGGACTAGACATGAGCTCCCCTATCATCCCAAACCACGCACCTCCGTTCCCTAGGCCTCCTGCGCCTCAGCCAAAACCGAAGTAATTTGTTATGGTTGATATCCGGATTGTTAAAGAGCTAGCGTCCTACGGGGCGCTTTTTCATATCAGCGAACCATCTGAACATTAAAATTTCACCGGCTAGGCGCCATACCTGTTCGCTGTTGATGAATCAATAATACAGATAAAACTGTTAAATGGTCAACAGTAAAAACTGTATTCATGGTCTCATTTATACTAATTAATCTGTATAGGGTTGTTTTGAATGAAAAAAGAGGTGAAAAAAACCGGCAAGAGCCGGTTCTTAGAAGAGGGATTATCGTTTTCGTCTGTAAATTCTGTGCTCAATCATCACACCGATGATTTTAAGAGGACGATCTGAACTATTGATTGTTGGGTAGTCGTCATTTAGGGGAACTAACTCATAGTGCTGGCGGCCAGTCAAATCGGTAAATGTTGGTCGGTACTTCTTGAATGTAGCTTCATTTTCACCATTTTTAGCAACAACAAACTCACCTGGAATTGGCTCAAGCTCTGGGTCTACGATGATAATATCGCCTTCTTTAAAATCGGGCTCCATTGAATCACCCTCTATCCTGAGTGCAAACGTAAACTCAGACATATCAGTATCTGTCATGATGTATTCGAAACTACCATCAAATGCATCAATAGGGTTTTTCTCAGCTAAAGCCCCTGCCTGAACGTAACTAATCAATGGCACTTTCCTTGAATTTACATCAGAAAGAGGCATGAATGTTCCACCCGTCATTAACCATGTCGGATCACAGTTCAGAGCCTTACTAATACCAACGATGTTTCGAGGCTTTTTGGTTTTCCCATCTTCGATACTTGCCCATGATTGTTGCCGAATACCTGCCTTTTCAGCCGCTTGTTCTTGTGTAAGCCCAAGCTCGATTCTTTTTTGTTTAACTCGCTCTGCAAGGCTCATAGACCCTCCCTTTCCATGGCCTCATGGTCACAGTTTAAACTGTGATTGACAAACAGTATTGTCTGTACAAAAATACAGATAAAACTGTGGAGGTGTTATGGAAACAATTTCTCAAAGATTAAAAAACAAACGAGAAGAGATGAATTTATCTCAGGCTCAGCTGGCTGAATTAGTTGGTATGACTCAACAGTCACTGCAAGCAATCGAGGCGGGCTTAACAAAGCGCCCGCGATACATCATTGAATTGTCCTCAGCCCTCAAATGCGATCCCCATTGGCTTCTCTATGGAGAAGGTTCTAGCCAGAACAATATCGGATCACTCACCTAATCATAACTACTAATTGGAATAGAAAGGGGTAGGTATGAACCCGGAAATATTCATCAAAAACAATGTTGTTAGAGCTCTGCTGACTGATGGTTATTCAGCAGAACAGGCGGAACAGGGGGGGGTAGAGGCTATTTCCTACTACCGGCGCTCATCAAAGCCTACAACCAAGCGAAGAAACATCTTTGACGACTGCCTTGAACAAGCCCGAATGATTCTTAAGTACGGCAAGAAGAAAGGCACCAGAACGAAAGGGGCACTGATTTAAATGACAAACCTGAAAGAAGTTGTAAAGGCGATGTGCAAAGCCTACCCAGGTGGCCGTGAAGCGATGGCTGGTGCATTAGGCATGACGCTTACCCAATTCAATAACAATCTCTACGAGAAGAACGGCTGTCGTTTCTTTGAAGTAACTGAACTGGAAGCGATGGAGGACATCTCGAATACATCTCATCTGGCTGAATATTTTGCACGCCGTCGCGGTGCACTGCTGGTGGATGTGCCTCACCTGGAAGAACTGGATCGCGTGGACCTGTTTAGTCGCGCAATGCGTACCTCCGCAGCCAGAGGGCAGGTGGATCAGATTATCGAACAGGCGCTTGAAGACGGGGTTATCGAAAGACATGAAGCTGAAGAAATCATGGTGCATCACCGCCGCCATCTGGCAGCTCGTGAAGAAGAAATCGCGGCAATTATCACGTTGTTTGCACGCAAAAAGAAGTGACGCCAGCAGGTTGCAGCCTCTGGCGTCGTGGCGTGTCGTTATCAGTGGAGATTACTAACGCATGAACAGTTTACCAACACAGTACCGCAGGTCGCAACTTATAGCGCGTCCGGTTCCTGGTGGAGCAGGTCCGGTGCAGTTCGTGTATGGGGTAAGAGTACCAGGCGGGTTTGAGCCTGTCTGCTACCAGTTTGCTCAGTGGGTGGTAGGGGACTTTAACGGTCAGGCGGGGAGCGTATGCGAGAACTTAACCGATGGTTCAGAGATCACTACGGTATCCCAGTCCGGGTCATTCGCTGGGAGCCCCAGACACAACGCGTTATATACCTGCGCGAAGGGTACGAGCATGAGTGCTTCAGTCCCATCGAGCAGTTCAGAAGAAAATTCAGGGAAATAGAGGGGTCTTATGAGCCTGTTAATGCCATCAAGGCCGATAGTCATCAATCCTGACCTTGCGTACAGCATTGGCCTGAATGAAGCCATTGCGTTACAGCAGGTGAATTACTGGCTGAAGGAGACAACCTCCGGGCTGGAGCGTGACGGTGTGCGGTGGATCTATAACACCACGGAGCAGTGGCTGGAGCAGTTCCCGTTCTGGTCAGAGTCCACACTGAAACGCACATTCACTCGCCTGAAGAGCCTGGGCGTGCTCAAAATCGAGCAACTGAACAAGTCCCAGCGCGACATGACCAACTACTACACGATCAACTATGAGAGTGAGCTTTTAGATGAAGTCAAAGTGACTAAATCGAAGGGGTCAAAATGCGCTGTTCCATCAGGTCAAAATGACACGATGGAAGAGGTCAATGTGAAACGCTCCACCAGGTCAAAACGAACCGCTCTCATCGGGTCAAAACGACCTGATGATCCTACAGAGAATACAACAGAGAGTACTACAGAGAATAAAACCCCTTCTTGTCCGGTCGCTGCGCAACCAGACAGCTGCGGTAAATCTGACGATTTTTCTTCCCGCCATCCTGAAGCCGTTGTGTACAACGAAGCAAAACGCCAGTGGGGCACTCAGGACGATTTAACCTGTGCAGAGTTCATCTGGTCAAAAATCATCGGCATGTACGAGTTTGCTGCTGAAAGCGACGGTGAAGTGGTTCGCCCGAAGGAGCCTAACTGGACGGCCTGGGCAAATGAGGTTCGCCTGATGGTTTCGCAGGATAGTCGCACCCACAAACAGATTTGCTCGCTGTTCAAACGCGCTAACCAGGATTCATTCTGGTGCAAAAATATTCTTAGCCCGTCAAAGTTGCGTGAAAAATGGGACGAGCTGTCTATCAAACTTTCTTCTTCGATGGGTAATCCTCGGACAGAGTCTACGGTATCCCGTGCCAGTTACGAGGGGATTGATTACACACTGCCTCAAAACTCGGGATTCCGCTCATGAGCAAACCTTTCCTGAAGTGGGCTGGTGGTAAATACACCCAACTGTCTGACCTGTTCCGGCTTATTCCAGAGGGTAAACGCCTGATAGAGCCGTTTGTGGGCGGCGGTTCTGTCTTCCTGAACAGCGAAAAGCATGCTGATTTCCTGCTGGCTGACGTTAACCCGGACCTGATCAACCTGTATCAGATGCTGGCACTGGTTCCAGACGCGGTTGAAAACCATGCCCGCTGGATGTTCGAACACATGGGGCATCCGGACGGATATAAACGGATCCGCAAAGAGTTCAATGAGCAGATCCTCGATACCACTGAACGTGCTTCTGCTTTCCTGTACCTGAACCGCCACTGCTTCAACGGTCTGATGCGTTACAACCTGGCGCACCAGTTCAACGTTGGCTGGGGAAAACACAAGGCACCGTACTTCCCGTTCGATGAGCTGAAGGCGTTCGCTGATATGGCTCATAACTGCGTATTCATCACCTCGGGATTCCGCCGGACCATTGACCTGGCCGGAGCGGGGGACGTGGTGTATTGCGATCCGCCTTATGAGCCGATGCCGGGAACTACAGGATTTACCGCGTATGCCGCTGGTGGTTTTACCTGGGATGACCAGGTGTTACTGGCGAATCGCTGTGTAGCGGCCCACCAACGTGGTGCACGGGTAGTTATTTCAAACTCATCGGCCCCGAAGGTCGTCGACCTGTACCGGGAGCATGGTTTTAACCTGGAATTTATCAAAGCGCGTCGCTCGATCTCCTGCAATGGCACCACGCGGGAAGTCGCTCGGGATGTCGTGGCGATCCTTTAAGGGGACTTCATGAAACTGACATTGCCATTTCCACCAAGCGTAAACAGTTACTGGCGTGCCCCAAGCAAAGGGCCGCTGAAGGGACGGCACATGGTTAGCGAGACTGGGCGAAAGTTCCAGAAAGCAGCCAGGGCGGCGATTATCGAACAGTTACGGGCAGTCCCACGGCCATCAAGTGACCTGGCGGAAGTTCACATTGTTCTGTACCCGCCGGATCTTCGTCGTCGTGATATCGACAACTACAACAAAGCGCTGTTCGACGCGCTGACTCAAACCGGTGTCTGGGAGGACGACAGTCAGGTGAAACGTATGCTGGTTGAATGGGGAGAAGTAACGAAGAAAGGGAAGGTGGAAATCACTATCAAGCGATTTATTGCCCCGGCAGTTGCAGCTGCCTGACAAGTGGAGAGCGTATGAACTCGTTGATGAACACTAATAACAACACCGTAAGGATGTCTAGTCGTGACATCGCTGATCTGGTTGAGTCCAGGCATGATGATGTTAAGCGGTCCATTGAGCGCCTGGCAGAGCGGGGAGTAATACAACTTCCGCCAATGGCGGATGTTAAAAATCACCTTAATCAGTGGGTCACTGTGTACATGGTTGGTAAGCGCGACAGTTATGTCGTTGTCGCGCAACTATCCCCTGAATTTACCGCCCGTCTCGTTGACCGCTGGCAGGAACTTGAAGCGGCCAGTAATTCAGTGATACCTCAGTCATTCTCTGACGCGCTTCGACTGGCTGCAGACCTTGAAGAAGAAAAACAGCGTCTGGCACTAGAACTGGCATCTGCGGCCCCAAAAGTGGAGTTTGTCGACCGTTACTGCACGGCGAATGGTTCCCTCTCTTTTCGGCAGGTGGCAAAGCTACTGAAAGCAAAAGAGCCAGAGCTCCGCTTGTTTCTCATCGAGAGAGAAATCATGTACCGGCTAGGAGGTACGTTAACGCCTATGGCCCAACACATTGACGCCGGTCGATTTGAAGTGAAAACAGGGACGCCTCAGACATCAAACCATGCGTTTAGCCAGGCACGATTCACAGCCAAAGGTGTGCGCTGGATCGGTGGCCTGTGGACTGAATACAAGGCCGGAGGTCATGCAGCGTGAGAGCCTTGCTAACACCAGAAATAGCCCATCGTATGGGAGTGGTTCTTTTTCGGCCCGGTAGTGAACTGATGCCGCTATTCAAACGCGGACGGGTTCTGATTGAACCAGAGCCAGAGAACTACTCAGAACACCCGACGGGAGCCATACCACCGGCAGGCCAGCCCCTGGCTGATGACCCGATGCTGTTAACTGTTTTTGAGAACCAGGAAGTAATCATTCGCGCTGGTGGTATCGGCGGACTGGAGGTGGAGCTTGAGCGCAGTTTTAAATGCCAGTACCCGCATGGCACCTGGCACAGCGAGAACTTCACGCTATTCCGTCATGAGCCAGGCAGTATTCGCCTGTGCTGGGCCTGCGATAATCTGGTACGAGACCAGTACACCGAAACGCTGGCAGGTATTGCACGGAGAAACCTGGTATCCTGGATGATATCTGTTATCCGCTCACAGCTGGGCTTCAACGAAGACCATACGCTGACCATTCCTGAGTTGTGCTGGTGGATGGTTATCAACGATTTGGCTCATGTGATACCGGAGGGACTGGCTCATAAAGCACTGCGTTTACCACCGGTTCAGCATCAGTCGGTGATGAAGGAGAGCGACATTACTCCTGGGCCAGCAGTTGCTGAAGTAGTACAGAAAAAGATTCTGGCGCTGCGAGTGGACCCGGAAACGCCTGAATCATTCATGCTGCGGCCAAAGCGTCGCCGTTGGGTAAACGAGCACTGGACACGCTGGGTTAAGTCCCAGCTGTGTGTCTGCTGTAACAAGCAGGCAGATGACCCGCACCACCTGATAGGCCACGGACAAGGTGGAATGGGTACAAAAGCGCATGACTTATTCGTGTTGCCGCTTTGCAGAGCGCACCACGACGAGTTGCACGCTGACACCGTGGAATTCGAACAGAAATACGGCTCACAGCTGGAGCTGATGTTTCGATTTTTGGATCGTTCGCTGGCAACCGGCGTACTGGCGTAAGTGGAGACGCAAGATGATTAATCCCTCTGAAGTTGGCAAATCTGGCGAAATGGTTCGCCTTCGTACTCTCGAAAGCATCTGGATACAGGGAAAGCTGCGCATGTGGGGCCGCTGGTCATATATCGGTGGCGGCAGTGGCGGGAATATGTTTAACCAGTTACTAGCATCCGGGAAGATAACTAAAACCGCTATCAAAGAAGCTCTGCGCCGGATGAAAAAAAACGGGATTACAAAACCTGAGCTGGAGGCTTACTTCCGGGAGATCCTCAGCGGAAAAAATAAAAGCGGTATGGCGTTTTGCACTGATGACGAAGGTTTAAAAATTGACGGCGTGCTGGGTTCTGTCCTCGTATCCCCAGGACATAAAGCGCTGTATGACGTTCTGGTAGAGCGCTACCGCTTGCGGAAGAGTAAAAGGCGCATTGCTGAAGAGTTGCAGGAAAGGCACCCAGAATGGTGCTACATGACCTGTCGGCGCCGGGTTGATACCTGGCTAAGTTTGGCAGAATCAATGCTGTATGGGCCAATGTGTGACGCATTCGGCACAAATGGCGACAGATTTTACTTGCAAAGTGAGCCGGAAACTGCTTGAATTGTGGTAGGCTCGGGACGTTAAAGCGAACTGAGCAACATAACCACCAAAAAACCCGCTAGATGCGGGTTTTTTTGTTTACGCATAACGGACACCTCGCTACCATCAATATGGGTAGAATGAGGATGACTATGATGGATAAATTTTTGTACTTAACTGAACCCTCCTGGGTTAGTTCTTGGGTGGACGGTGGACCAGCACCACTTAATTGTGCTAGCACTTATCGACGCTTTGAAAGACAGGGTGTTTACACTCCTGATGAAAATCTTATCGATAACTCAAATCAAGATGTTAGACAGTTTGGTAATTTAAGCTTAGTTGAAGATGCAGCATTTACATTATATGGTGGTTCGATTAACGGTGTGCCAGTTTCAGGCATGTTTAAATTCGATAGGAAAATTGAAGACGGTGTTGTTTTGTGTTTGTCGAATAGAAGAAGTAATTATATTGCAAAAAGGTTAGGGAAAAAAGCATGTGTAAGAATATTTGATATCAATAAGTTAAAAACTCTGTTGGATGAGCAAATTGGTATTTCTGGCATTATGGATACGTGTCGTTATACGAAGTCGCATAATCGCAATCACTTCTTGAAATCTTATTTGGACTCTTGGCAAGATGAATATAGGATATTTTGGCCAAATGTCTCTTCGGTTACTATTCAATTGCCTAAAAACATAGCGATTCAAGTGCCTATTCGTGGCCAAATTCTCAAATAAATAGATATATCGTTCAAAATCACCAATAGGTTTTTTTCTCAATTTTAGAGGGCCATTGCATTCTAAGGGGGCGAAATGTCCGATCCTGTTTCTGGCACTACGGTAGCGGCTGGTGGGCTTATGGGGGCCAGCATGTTCGGCCTTGCAACTGGCATTGATTATGGCGTGGTGTTTGGTGCGTTCGCTGGTGCGGTATTCTATGTCGCAACGGCGGTAAATATCAGCCGCATGAAGTTGGTGGGTTACTTCATCACTTCATTCATCTTCGGTGTGATTGGTGCTCCTCTGCTGGGGTCGTACTTTTCAAAGTGGACGGGTTACAATGACAGGCCGCTTGATGCTCTCGGTGCTGTAATCGTTGCAGCAATAGCCATTAAATTGCTGACGTTCGTAAACAGTCAGGATCTGGGTAGCCTGTTTGGAATTCTCTCTCGCTTACGTGGAGGAGGGACAAGCAATGGTAACAAGTGATCCGAGCGCAATCATCAATGCGGTGATATGCGCTGTAATTGTTGTTGCGCTGATGTTCTATCGGCGCGACGGGTCAAGACATCGCCCCATGATATCGCTGATGGCTTACTTCACTGTGCTGGTATACGCCAGCATCCCTTTCCGTTTCCTGTTTGGCCTGTACGAGTCATCCCACTGGCTGGTGGTACTGGCGAACATTCTTATCTGCGGCGCTGTTCTCTGGTTCAGGGGGAATGTGGCGCGTCTGGTAGATGCACTGAGGCACTGATGAACCAATCACAATTCCAGAAGGCGGCTGGTATCAGCGCCGGGTTAGCTACGCGCTGGTTTCCGCATATTGATGCTGCGATGAAAGAATCCGGCATCACTTCAGCTATCGACCAGGCGATGTTCATAGCGCAGTGTGGGCACGAAAGCACGTCATTTACCCAGCTGGTCGAAAGCTTCAACTATAGCGTTGCCGGGCTGGCTGGTTTTGTGAAGGCAAAGCGTATCACGCAGGACCAGGCAAACTCACTCGGGCGCAAATCATCTGAGAAGGCGCTACCGCTTGAACGCGAGAGAGCAATCGCAAATCTGGTCTACAGCAATCGCTACGGCAATAAGTCAGAAGGTGATGGCTGGAAATATCGCGGGCGAGGACTAAAGCAAATCACTTTCTTGGATAATTACCTGCGATGTGGTATTGCACTAAAGCTCGATTTAGTCAGCAACCCTGAACTGCTGGAGAAAGATATTAACGCAGCCCGCAGCGCCGCATGGTTCTATACCTCAAGCGGTTGTTTGAAATACCCCGGCGACTTAGTGCGCGTGACCCAGATTATCAACGGTGGTCAGAACGGTATTGATGACCGACGCGCCCGATTCCTGAAAGCTAAATCTGTTCTGATGTGAGGTCCTCATGGGCATTGAAATGATTATTGGTCTGGCAACTGCGTTGCTGGCCATTGTCGCTGGAGCATTTGGATTAGGCCATACGCGAGGTACTAATAAAGCGGAAGCCAAAGCCGATCAGCAGCGAATCGAAGATACCGCCGCTGCAACTGTCGCCGCGGCAGAAAGAAAAACAGAAGTCACCAAAGGGGCCAGCAATGTACAGCAGACTGTTAGCCATATGCCTGATGACGATGTTGATCGGGAGCTGCTCGGAAGCTTTACCCGCAAAACCTGAAGTCATCGACACCGCGTGTGACTGGGTTCGGATCATCTACCTGACTGACCACGATATCGACGTGCTGGATAAGCAGACCAAGCGCGACATTCTGGTCCATAACAAAACCGTGATGCTGAATTGTCCAGCAAGAGGTTTAGCGTACAGGTAGAATTAATCTCTAAGTATTTTAACATAGCCCTAACTATCTAGAGCTTTCTGAAATTGTTTCAAAAAGCTCTGCACTAACTAGCTATACTCAGGGGAGTTTATCCAGTTCATCATAAACATTGTTAATGAAAATTCTTATTTTATCAATGCAGTTTTGAATGAAAGGGATAACTTCATGGTTTTTACCATGGAATTTTATTTTGTTCTCCTCAATAATTATTAAGTCGACTTTTATTTTGGAGTCGAAATTTTCTATTTTCCCATTGTTATATTCAAAGCCTTTTGTGAATACACCATCAACAAAGGAGTTAGTTACGGTTATTATTGCATCCCCTTGCTCGGTAAATTTTGCGAAATTATGACCATTTACTTTTAATTCTCTACCTTTTTCAATAGATTCTTTTTCTAGTCTAATTGGTTGAATGTGTTTTGCTTGATTGGTTAAGTTACACATCATTTCAAGCCAAGTGTCTCCAGTATTATAATATTGGATTGAGTTGAATATGTGATATAAAGATGATGTGCTTGGTTTTGGTATTTTAAGTTTGTCTTTGAAAAAGTTATCAATATATTTTTGTTCTCCATAGGGGAAATAAACCCTAGGGTTATGGGCCCTACTGTTGGGCCTTATTTTATCGTATGTGTCATTAGTGGCGTATTCTAGAGCGCTCCTTAGATGTTCAAGCATTGTTTTAACTTTTACTGGCTTAATGTTTTCACTAGCTTCCATGCTACTTAATGTTTCTTGGACTTCGTCTAGAAGATCCAATGCTCCAGTTCGATCCATAATGCTAGACCTCGCAGTTGAGTGCTGGAAAAATTTAAAAAGGACTAAAAGTCAGCAATCCAATTTCTATGTTCGACTTTGATAAGTCAAGAGATAAAATTTCAGAATAGCTGAATTAATAATTCAATTGAAGATTGGTCTGACACTATAAACTAGTGGAATTTAATTTAATACATTGATATATAAGGATAATGCATTATGCCTGCTCTTATTCCTCGAGCGTGTCGGAAAATACACTGTAAATACACAACAATTGATAGCTCAGGCTACTGCAAGAAGCATTGCAATGAAAGCTGGCAGCAGCACCAGCGGGGCAAGAGCAGGCACGAGCGCGGCTATGGTAGCCAGTGGGATATCAGACGTTCTCGCATCCTGAAACATGACAATCATCTGTGCCAGAACTGCTTGCGCAATGGTCGCGCGGTAACGGCCACAACCGTTGACCACATCAAGGCTAAGGCGCATGGGGGGACCGATGATGATTCGAATCTCGAAAGCCTGTGCTGGCCCTGTCACAGAACGAAAACTGGAAGCGAACGCCTCAAATGACATCTGTTCTCATTTGTCTGGTGGCAGGGTAGGGGCGGGGGCATATCCCTGACGGCGAAGGCCAAAAGGACCGCCGCCTAACCTTTTTTCACACCGCCGCAGGTTAGAAAACTTTTTTTTGGGGTCCCCCATCCGATGATTAATAGGAGTTTTCGATTATGCCAGGACCACCGAAAACCCCGACACATCTGGCTTTAGTGAAGGGGAACCCATCCAAACGCCCGATCAATAAGAACGAGCCAAAACCCCCGTCAGGGGTACCCCCAATTCCCAAGCATTTTGATAAGCAGGGCAAATACTGGTTCAAGCGAATTGGTGAAGAGCTCGATGCTGTTGGCGTGTTGACCACGCTGGATGCTAAAGCGCTGGAGTTGTTGATCGAGGCTTACGTCGAGTATCGGCATCATTGCGACACTCTTGATCGGGAAGGTTATACCTATGCCGTCTACAGCGAAGATGATTCTGATGAGGGTGGGGAGCGGGAAATACGAATGATAAAGCCGCACCCTGCAGCAGTCATGAAGGCTGATGCATGGAAACGAATTAGAGCAATGCTGAGTGAATTCGGCATGACACCTGCCAGCCGATCCAAGGTTGGTGCAAAAGGCCCGGCAGAAGCCGACCCACTGGAAGAATTTCTCAAAAAGCGCAAATGATGAATGGCAACCGTTGCAGATGGATTCCGCTACGCCGAGCGCGTGGTATCTGGCGATATCGTTGCTGGCGAACTGGTGCGCCTGGCGTGCCGGCGGTTCTTTCATGATTTAGAGCACGGCCCAGGGCGCGGTGTTTATTTTGATGAAGACCGCGCCCAGCACGTTCTCGATTTTTATAACTTTGTTCCTCATGTGAAGGGGCATTTGACCGGCAAGCCGATCGAGTTAATGGATTGGCACATTTTTATCCTGATAAATCTTTTCGGGTTTGTCTCCCCGCTTATCGACGAACTGACGTCTGAAGGTGTCCTGGACGACGACGGCGACCCTATGTTTGTGCGGCGATTTCGTACCGCCTATGACGAAGTGGCCCGTAAGAATGCCAAATCAACGCTTTCATCTGGAATCGGCCTTTATATGGCTGGTGCTGATGGTGAGGGCGGCGCTGAGGTATATTCCGCCGCAACAACCCGAGATCAGGCGCGCATCGTGTTTGATGATGCGAAGCGCATGATTAAGTTGGCGCCGAAAACACTGGGGCGGTTGTTTGGCAGCAACAAGCTGAACATTCACCAGGAACGGACAGGCTCAAAATTTGAACCTGTCGCCAGTGATGCGAATAACCTCGATGGCCTGAATATTCACTGCGGGATCGTTGATGAGCTCCATGCGCATAAAACCCGTGACGTCTGGGAGGTTCTGGAAACAGCAACCGGTGCACGCCTGCAGTCCCTTATTTTCGCCATCACTACTGCGGGTTTTAATAAAGAAGGCATCTGTTACGAGCAGCGGGATTACGCGATTAAGGTTCTGAAGAACTTCGATAACCCGGACCCACTATCGATTAAGGATGACAGCTATTTTGCCCTGATTTACACCCTGGATGATGGGGATGATCCTTTCGACGAGGCCAACTGGCCGAAAGCAAACCCCGGACTGGGGGTTTGTAAACGATTGGATGATATGCGCCGCCTGGCTAAAAAGGCGAAAGAGCAGGTGGCGGCGCGGGTCGGCTTTTTTACCAAACATCTCAATATCTGGGTGCAGGGTGAAAAAGCATGGATGGACATGGCTCGATGGGAAAAATGCCGTGACGCCTGGGAAGATGCCACTTCGGCCAGGTGGTCAATGTGGCTCGGCGTTGACCTTTCCAACAAGGTTGATATTTCAGCTGCGGTTAAAGTGTGGCTCGCCCCAAATGGTGATGTTTACGTCCGCTCACGATTCTGGATACCTGAAGGGCGTCTGGAGGCCTGTTCCAGGCAGCAGGCAGAGCTATACCGAAAATGGAATCAAGCCGGTTTCCTTGAATTTACTGATGGTGATGCTGTTGACCATACCGTAATTAAAGAAGAAACGATCGAGTGGGCTCGTGGTGACTCGTTAAATGAGTTTGCGTACGACCCGTGGAGCGCGACCCAATTTGCATTATCTATAGCTGCAGAAGGGGTGCCGATTGTCGAAGTCCCTCAGACGGTGAAAAATCTGTCAGAAGCGATGAAGGAAGTCGAGGCGAAAATTTACGCCGGACGTTTTCATCACGACGGCAACCCGGTGATGACCTGGATGATGTCAAACGTCACTGTCAAACCTGACAAAAACGAGAATATTTTCCCCAACAAATCCACACCTGAAAACAAAATAGACGGTCCTGTCGGATTGTTTATTGCGATGAGTCGCCTGCTAGTTAACGGTGGTGGTGAAGTTGACTTCCTGTCCACTATCGATCCTGAAGAAGACCTTTTACTTCTATGAAAACACTAATCACTGATGCTATCGGGCTGGCCGGGTTCGGTTCGCTTGCTGTTGGCGTATATCTACAGTTCGGGCTGGCACCATCTCTGATGATGTCCGGTAGCCTGCTACTGCTTTATGCGCTGGTGGCGGCAATGAGGGGGAAAAATGCTGCTTGATGCCCTGTTCCGTAGTGAATCACTGGAAAATCCCGCCACGCCGATCACGGGAGAGTCGGCCGAAACGGACAACATATTTGCCCGTGATGTGTTTGTCAGCCCGGAAACAGCGATGAAGCTGGCCGCTGTGTATGCCTGTATTTACGTTATCTCTTCGAATATTGCTCAGATGCCACTGCATGTTATGCGGAAAACCAATAACAAGGTTGAAGCTGCACGCGATCACGGTGTGTTTTACCTGCTTCACGATGAACCGAACATGTGGCAGACCAGCTATAAATGGCGCGAGTTAAAGCAGCGTCACATTCTGGGCTGGGGTAATGGTTACACCTGGGTGAAGCGTTCCCGTCGCGGGGAGGTTTCCGGGCTGGAATGCTGCATGCCGTGGGAAACGACATTGCTTAACACGGGTGGCCGCTACACCTATGGCGTTTACAACGAAGAGGGAGCATTTGCCGTCAACCCTGACGATATGGTGCATATCCGGGCGCTGGGGAATAACCAGAAAATGGGACTCAGCCCGATTATGCAGCACGCCGAGACGATCGGTATGGGGATGAGCGGGCAGAAATATACCAGCTCATTCTTCAACGGCAACGCGCGACCCGCAGGCATTATTTCGGTGAAAAGCGCGCTGAACGAAGAAAGTTGGGGGCGTTTAAAAAGCATGTGGCAAAAAGCTACAGCTGCTTTGCGCAGCCAGGAGAATAAAACGATGCTTCTCCCGGCCGAGCTGGATTACAAAGCGCTCACCGTTTCCCCGGTCGACGCCCAGATCATTGATATGTCGAAGCTGAACCGGTCGATGATTGCCGGGATATTTAATGTGCCGGCACACATGATTAACGACCTTGAAAAAGCCACGTACTCAAACATTACGCAGCAGGCCATTCAGTTTGTCCGCTACACGATCATGCCGTGGGTGACTAACTGGGAGCAGGAACTCAATCGCCGTTTGTTCACCCGCACTGAACTGGCCGCCGGGTATTACGTTCGATTTAACCTGACCGGCCTGCTACGTGGTACCCCGCAGGAACGTGCTCAGTTCTACCACTTTGCAATTACTGATGGCTGGATGAGCCGCAATGAGGCGCGGGCCTTCGAAGACATGAACCCGGTTGATGGCCTGGATGAAATGCTGGTCAGCGTGAATGCGGCTAACCCGGCAGACGATTTTAAGGCACCTAAAACCGACGAGGAAAAACCCAATGAATGACCGTGAAACACGCTGTTATAGCGGGGAGGTTCGCGCCGAGCAACGCACCGATGAACCTACCCATATTCTGGGTTACGGATCGGTTTTTAACAGTCGCTCCGAACCTCTCTGGGGATTCCGCGAAATCATCAAGCCCGGAGCCTTTGACGATGTGCTGAACGATGATGTTCGGGGGCTGTTTAACCATGACCCCAATTTTATTCTCGGACGCAGCGCCGCCGGAACACTGTCGCTGTCTGTCGATGAGCGCGGCCTGCGTTACGACATTACAGCGCCGGATACGCAAACTATCCGCGATCTGGTTCTGGCACCGATGTTGCGCGGTGACATTAACCAGTCGTCCTTTGCCTTTCGCGTCGCCCGTGATGGCGAGCACTGGTACGAGGATGACGAAGGGGTAGTTATTCGTGAAATATCGAAGTTTTCCCGGCTGTTTGATGTCAGTCCGGTGACCTATCCCGCATATCAGGAGGCCGATTCCGGCGTCCGATCGATGAAAGCCTGGCAGGAGGCGCGCGACGGCGGTGCGCTAAAGAACGCCATTAATCAACGAATGGCGCGTGAGCGCCTGCTGACCCTTCTTAACGCGTAAGGAAATACCATGAAACTGCATGAAATGAAGCAAAAACGTAACACCATCGCCAAAGATATGCGCGCACTCCATGACAAAATTGGTGATATGCCCTGGACTGATGAGCAGCGTACCCAGTGGAACGCTGCAAAATCAGAGCTTGATTCCCTTGATGAGCGTATTGCACGCGAAGAGGAACTGCGTCGCCAGGATCAGGACTATATCGATGAAAATGAGCCGGAACAGCGCCAGCAACAGAACCGTGATCCAGCAAACCCGGAAGCGCAGGCAAATGAGCGCAGGGCAGCGGCGTTTAATGCGTTTTTGCGCCGTGGTCTTGGCGAGATGAGCGCTGAAGAACGCCAGGCTTTAAAGGAGCTGCGTGCTCAGGGTACGACGCCGGATGAAAAAGGGGGGTACACCGTACCAACCCAGTTCCGCAATAAGATTGTCGATGCACTGAAAGATTACGGTGGTATTGCCAGTGTGGCCCAAATCCTGAATACCTCAAACGGACAGGATATCGACTGGGCAACGTCTGACGGTACCGCTGAAGAAGGTGAACTGCTTGGCGAAAACACCGAAACCAGTGAAGAAGATGTATCTTTCGGCGGCGCGACTCTGGGAGCAAAGAAACTTTCCTCCAAAATCATCCGAGTGTCGAATGAATTGCTGCAGGACAGCGGCGTCGATATCGAAGCATTTCTTGCCGGACGTATCGCAACGCGCATTGGCCGTGGTGAAGCGAAATACCTAGTCATTGGTACCGGGACGGGAACACCGCTACAGCCGAAAGGACTGGCATCTTCTGTAACAGGGACGAAAAATACGGCTTCAGCGACAGCTTTCACCTGGAAAGAACTCAACGCGCTGAAACATGCTGTTGATCCCGCCTATCGTAATGGCCCAAAAGTTCGTTTTGCCTTTAACGATGCAACTCTACAGTTGGTGGAAGAAATGGAAGATGGCCAAGGCCGTCCTCTCTGGTTGCCGAACATTATCGGTGGTGCGCCTGCGACTGTTCTGCAGGTACCGTATGTTGTTGATCAGGCCATTCCTGATATCGCGGCGGGTACCAAATTTGCTTACTTCGGCGATTTCAACCGCTTTATCGTTCGTCGCGTCACCTACATGACGTTGAAACGGCTGGTGGAGCGTTACGCTGAGTACGATCAGACTGGTTTCTTGGCCTTCCATCGCTTCGACTGTGTGCTGGAAGACACCGGGGCAATCAAAGCGCTGGTGGGCAAACCTGCCGCTTAATCCGGCTTGATATTTTGATCCCATTAATGCCGCTGATGCGGTTTTTTTTATGCCCGCAGTTCGCTGCGGGCAAGGGAAAAATGATGAGTACAACGATTGAAAAGCTAAGGGCTCAGTGTCGGATTGATGCTGACGATGAAACGGAAGATGAATTACTGCTGCTTCAATATGGAGCTGCCCGCCGCCGAGCGGAGAACTTCATTAACCGTAAATTGTATGAAGATGCGGTACCTGATACCGACCCCGATGGGCTAAAGATTGCCGACGATATTCTGCTGGCACTGATGTTACTGGTCGGGCACTGGTTCAACAGCAGGGAAGAGGCATCCGACGTTAATAAAATGAGCATTCCTTTCGGCTTTACTTCTCTTCTAGAGCCTTATCGATTCATTCCGCTCTGAGGTGATTTATGGCTTGTGAAGGGTGTCGCCGTCGGCGTGAATGGTTAAAAAAGTGGACGAAAATAGCCTATGAACGTGCAACAGGTAAACGCGCTGATCGCAGCGTTGAGCGAACAAACAGTAGCACAGAGAGAGCAGACGGAAGCAATAAACCGCCTGGCTGAATCAAACGTGGCCTTGTGTGATGTCATTATTCAGTCGCTGGCTGCTGATGAAGATATTGAAATCACTTCGCTTGGCGACGAGCGACCTGTTTACTTGAGCCAAAGGCCTGGGGGGTGATATGCAGGCCGGGAAATTGCGTCACAGGGTTACCCTGCAGGAGCCGGTAAAAGAACAGAGCCCTACAACGGGAGCCGTAATTAATACCTGGCGCGATGTCGCAACCATCTGGGCCGAAGTTTATCCCTTATCTGCTCGTGAGTTTATCGCGGCGCAGGCATCACAGGGTGAGATCACGACGCGCATAACGATTCGCTACCGGGCTGGAGTCACCAGAAAGAACAGGATTCTGTTTCGTGGTGGCATCTACAACATAGAAGGCGTCTTGCCAGACCCAAGTAGCGGCAGAGAGTATCTGACGTTGCCCTGCTCAGAGGGGGTAAACGATGGCTGATGGTGTGGAAATAAATCTTACCGGGCTTGAGTCATTGCTAGGCAAGATGGATGCGGTATCACAGGTTACGCGTGATAAAACAGGACGTGCGGCGTTACGTAAAGCGGCGAATGTTATCCGGGACAGAGCCCGTAATAATGCAGCTCGTGTTGATGACTTTCTTACTAAAGAAGCCATCTATAAAAATATTGTCGTCAGTTTCAGTAGCAAAGCCTTTCGCCGAACGGGCGATCCGACCTTTCGTGTAGGGGTTATGGGGGGCGCGAGGCAATACGCAAATACAAAGGCCAACGTCAGGAAGGGCAGGGCCGGGAGGAGTTATAACACTGCCGGTGATAAAGGCAATCCAGGTGGGGATACCTGGTACTGGCGATTTATTGAGTTTGGTACAGAATATGCGCCTGCAAGGCCCATACTGCGACCAGCAATGAATGGTGTAGATACAGACGTAATTAATATTTTCGCCGTGGAACTGGAAAAGTCTATCGATCGTGCCGTCCGGCGTGCTGCTAAAAAAGGAACGTCCGTATGATTGCCCCGATATTCTCTGTATGCGCTGCCAGCCAGGCTGTTAAGGACTTATTGGGCACCAACCCCATCAGGTTTTATCCCTTCGGGATGCAGGACGATAATACTGTTTATCCGTATGCCGTCTGGCAAAACGTTGACGGCTCCCCTGAGAATTACCTTAACCAGCGTCCGGATGCCGATCGTTACTCCATTCAGGTTGATGTCTATGGTGATACTGACTCAGATGCGATCGCTGTGGCCCTCGCTTTGCGTGACGCGATAGAGGCTAAAGCCTATATCACCAGATGGGGTGGACAATCCCGCGATCCCGAAACATTACGGTATCGATATTCCTTCGATGTTGACTGGATCACGACCAGGTAACCAACAACCCAAAACTGACCCGCCTTGTGCGGGTTTTTCTTTTTATGGAGATAAACAATGTCTGTATTAACGCAAGGCACACAGTTTTTTGTGCTCAAATCTGGCGTGGTCAGCGAGGTTGAATGTATCACCAGTTTCAACCCTGGCGGCAATCCTGCCGATCAGATTGAAGATACCTGCCTGAGCGAGCGAGATTCCCGAACCTATAAAAAAGGGCTGAAAACTCCTGCAGCGGCAACTGTCGGGCTTAATGCCGATCCGACGAACGCCAGTCATATCATGTTGCATGGCCTCTCTGAATCGAACGACCAGACGCCATTAACCTTTGCTGTGGGCTGGTCTGATGGAACCAGCGTACCGACTGTTGCTGCTGCAGGGAATGAAGATGCGGTTGATGGTCTGGTTCTGCCATCTGATCGCACCTGGTTTATTTTCCAGGGCTATGTTTCCGATTTCCCGTTTGATTTTCAGGGCAATGCGGTTGTGACGACCTCAGCCACGATCCAGCGTTCTGGCTCTTCAGTATGGGTTCCTAAAGCTGAAGCATAATTATTACGCCCGGTAATCCGGGCTTTGCTATTCAGGAGTTAAAATGCAATTCACGCTTGATACGTTAAAAGAAGCTGGGGCATTCACTGGCCGCCCGGTAGAGAAAGAGATCAAATGGAAAGGGCGCGACGGGAAAGAACACATCGCCACCGTCTTTGTCCGCCCTATGGGGTACCACACCACAAAAGCCGAACTGCTGGCGTATAACGGCAAATCGGACCCGATTGCAGAACGTATAGCGGCACATATTTGCGATCAGGATGGTGCCCCTGTTTTTACAGCTGCTGACATTCTTGGCACTGCAACAGCTGAGCGTGGTGCACTGGACGGCCCGATCGTTATGGCACTGCTTGCGGCAATTCATGACGTTAATGAACTGGGAAAGACTACGAGCTGACCGGCGAGGATGAATTCTGGTGCGAACTGGTGATGAACGGCATCGGAGGCCGCACCATCGCAGAGGCTCAAGAGCGGATGAGCCGTAGAGAATTTCTGGTCTGGCTCAAATACCGTGATAAGTACGGTCCGCTTAACATAATGATGCGCACCGAGTGGGGGGCTTCGCTGGTGGCTTCTGTACTGGCGAACATCAATAAGACAAAGAATACGCCACCTTTCAAGGTAAGCGACTTTGCACCGCACATCAACGAAGCCCCTTTATCTCTTGAAGACGCTATTAAAAATTGGCATTAATTGCTTTTATTTGGTTATATTCTCTATGGGAAAATTATATTGATACCGAGGGGATTATGATAAAACCAGCAACCATTATTTTTTTTGCAATAATTTTAGGTGGTTGTGTTAGCGCACCAGATAAGGCGGAGTTAAATCGTGCCGATTATGGTCAGTTACCGAAAAACTATCAGGAAATTGTCAAAGGTAGTATGTCAGGGCGCCTTAAGGACCCTGACTCAGCGAAATATGATTTTAACGAGCCAACCAAAGGTTGGTGCAAGTCAGGATTTACCACCTATTATGGTTGGTTAGTGCCTTTTACTCTTAATGCTAAAAATAGTTACGGTGGTTATGTTGGTTCTAAGTCATATATGTATTTGGTGAATAAAAATAACGCCATTGACTATACGTCTTCCTTCCAAGTGGGAGGGTGCGGTAAAAGTTAAATTAAATGAATTTAAATAAACCTCGCTCAGGCGGGGTTTTTTATTGTCTGGAGAAAACTCAATGGCTGGCAAGTCCCTCGGTACTTTAACAATTGATCTCATCGCAAAGGTCGGCGGATTTGTTCAGGGGATGGATAAAGCCGAAAGGGCATCCCAAAAATGGCGCGAACAGGTTAAAAAAGATGCTAAGGAAGTCGGAGCATCCATTCTTGCTATCGGTGCAGCTGCTGCAACTGCCGCAGTAGGTGTTGGTGTGGCTGGCCTGGCGATTGTAAAAAATACAGCGCAGCAGGTAACCGAAGCAGATCGCTGGGCTAAGTCGTTAAAAATGTCCACACAGGATTTGCTATCCTGGCAATACGCAGCTGAACAAGCAGGTTTAACCGGCGATAATATAGCCGATATTTTCAAAGACATTAATGATAAAGTCGGTGATGCAGTCCTTAATAAATCAGGTGAGGCTGCTCAGGCGTTGGATACCCTCGGACTCTCAGCGGAGAAACTGGCCCAGCAATCGCCTGATAAGCAATTGCTGGCCATCAGTTCTGCATTGCAAAAAATACCCACTCAGGCCGGTAAAACAAATCTTCTTGAAAGCCTGGGTAATGACCTGTCAAAAATGCTGCCGTTGTTCGATAACAACAACGAGAAGCTAAAGCAGTTCCTACAGTTATCAAAGGATTTTGGCGTAGCACCTCCGCAGGAGGACATCGATAACCTCGTAAAAGTTAACCAGTTCTTTCAGGATATTGAGACAAGCGCCCGTGGCTTAAAAATGGAAATTGCATCTGGCCTGGCAAAAGTAGATTTGTCTCCTTTGCAGGACGGACTAGACAGCATTCATGATGTGTTCACTGATCCGGCTGTTTTACAGGGCCTTTCCGACCTGGTTGGTGAGGCTATAAAATTGGTGGGGGTTGTTGGTCGCATTGCTGGTGGTCTGGGGGCTATAGCCTCCTACACTCGCTCACGGGTCGGTGCAGTTTCAGGTAATTATAATTCAGCTGACGAAAATGATGTCACGCAACGAATTGAATTCCTGGGGAAACGAGGAAGTCGAAGTAAAGAGGAAAACGACGAATTAGATTTTTTAAATAAACGGCTGAAGTTTCTAAAAGCGATAAAGGCAACGGCTTCTCCTGAAGAAATTGAACATCGCGCGAAGGGATTGGAATCTCTATTGTCAGATATGGGGATAGGAGAGACAAAAGGTAGTGATTATAACCTAGGGAAAGGGCAGTCTAATCAGAAGATAACAGCCCCAAAGAGTAACGCCTCTGATAGTGCGTTTAAAAATCGTCTTCTGGATTTACAAAAACAAGCTGCCCTCATTGAAACGACAGGTAAAAAAACAGCTGAAGTTACCGAGCTTGAGAAAATAAACTTTGATATAAGTAATGGTAATCTAAAGAAACTATCCGAAGATCAAAAGAACCAATTACGAACCTCTGCAAAGTTTCTTGATTCTAAAAAGGAAGAGCTGCGGCTTAATCAGGAAAATGCGAAAGTAGCAGAGTACGTGTCAGGCCTTGAAAGACAGAATAAATTAATTAAACAGGGTCATGATAGTGAATTTATTGGTCGTTATTCTGGAGGCCGAGAGCGCAGTCGAATGCAAGAACGTAACAGCATTCAGCAGGACTATGAGGGGAGTCGCGAGGATTTATTGAAGCAATACCAATCTGGTGATATTTCTAAAAGTCTTTATGACGCTGAAACTGAAGCGTTACAGGGTGCACTGAATAAGAGGCTTGAAATTCAAAATGATTATTATAAACAGCAGGATGAATTGCAGAATGATTATAGTTCCGGGTTAATTTCTGGTTTTACTACGCAGGCTACTGCAGCAATGGATTTGTACTCCACAATGCAGCAGGTTGGGGCGCAAACATTCAGCAGCCTGACCGACATGATTATAACGTGGGCAGAAACTGGAAAGTTGAATGCTCAAGATTTTGCGGCGACTTTTATACAGTCGGTAGGCGCAGCCATGCTGCAATATGCTGCTGCACAGGTAGCAATGGCGGCGCTTAATGCCTTCACGCAATGGATAGGGGTCCCTTACGTTGGCCCGGCAGTGGCTCCGGCTCAAGCAATTGCCGCCGCAGCCGCTGCGGGCGTATTTATGACTGCTATCGGATCGGCGCTACACGGTCAGGCTCATGACGGTATCGACTCTGTACCAGAAACCGGAACCTGGCTCCTGCAGAAGGGCGAACGCGTCACGACGGCCAAAACCAGCGCTAAGCTGGACGCCACGCTGGACAGGGTTGCAACTCAGTCAACCGGCGGTGGATCTATCTACGCTCCGAACATCTCCATCCCAATTAATGGAAACCCCTCCGATGCGACAATTGCCCTCGTGCGCAAAGCAGCTGCTGAGGGGGCTGACAGAGGGTACCGTAAAGCCGTGAACTCAGTAGCCAGCGGGCAGGGAGACTTGCACAAGGCTCTTATGAATAAAACTAATTCCGGGAGGAAGATCGGTTAATGGCCATCTCAACCACTATCAACTACCCGGCTGATTATCTGCCATGTCCCCTAAAGGATAACTTTGGGCTTAAACCGACCTCCCCACTGAAAAGTACAGCGATGGTTACCGGCCGCCGGAGACAGAGACGAGCTTATACGTCTGTGCCAACGCAAACGCCGGTTTCGTGGATATTTACCGATGGGCAAGCGCAGCTTTTTGAAGCGTGGTTCAGGGATACGATTACTGACGGGGCGGACTGGTTCAATATGCCCCTGTTAACCCCACTTGGCGCACAGGATTATGTATGTCGGTTTGTCGATATTTATGAAGGCCCTAAACCAGAAGGTGGAAAATACTGGCGATTTTCTGCAACGCTGGAGCTCTGGGAGAGACCGATCCTCCCTCCTGGCTGGGCAGAGTTCCCTGACTTTATTGTTAACAGCGACATTCTCGATCTGGCAGTCAACAGGGAGTGGCCTGAAGCATGACAATTCTCAACCGTCTTTATGCCAGCAGCGGGCCTGAAGTCATTATTGAAACGCTGCAGATTAACATCGGCGATGAGGTCCATTACCTGTGCAACGGGTACGACGATATCACCGCGACAACAGAGAACGGAGACACCGTTGAGTTCAAAGCCTGCGCGATGGATGTCGCATTACCAGCACGTAATGATGATGGTACTCAGGATTTAAAATTTGCGCTCTGCAACGTTGATGGCAAGGTTTCAACGGCCATTCGAAATGCCATTAACAATCTCAACTCGGCAACTCTGACATATCGTAGTTTCATCTCCACGGATTTAGCCGCGCCAGCTGCCGTCCCTTATACCCTGGCGATTAAGTCAGGTTACTGGACAGCGACAGAAGCACAGATCACTGCGGGTTACATGAACGTGCTGGATACTGCGTGGCCCCGTAATCGTTACACCCTGAATTACTTCCCCGGCCTGCGTTACGCCAACTAAGGAAAATCTATGTCCTTCAATCCCGAAAAATACCGTTCAGTCACCTGGCTGAAGGGCGGCAGGGTGTACCCGCAACTCGACTGCTTTGGCATTGTGAACGAGATACGACGCGATTTGGCTATGCCGGAATGGCCTGATTTTGCCGGTGTGACCAAAGATGGCGGCGGCCTCGATCGGGAGGCCAGAAAACTGATGCTTTCCCTGCAACGCTGTGAGCCCTCTGAGGGGGCCGGTGTGGCCTGTTATTCAGGCTCATCGGTAACGCATGTGGGGATCGTCGTCAGTATTGGCGGCCAGTTACATGTAGCCGAATGCAACCCGACAACGAATGTCACGTTTCTGCCGTTGCCGAGATTTAAACGGCGCTTTGTCAAAGTGGAGTTCTGGCGGTGATTAGAATCTACCCCTCCCGGCTACCTGGTGAGCCGCTTGAAACGCATGAACACAGGGCGATGACGCTGCATGCGTGGATGGTTGAAAATGTTGAAAGCTACAGTGAGCGTGAGAGACATCCTGTATCGGTTGAACTGGGCGACGTTAACATTCCGCCCGAGCAATGGCCATTGTGCTATATCAGACCTGAAAGCGATGTGCGTATCTATCCCGTACCCTACGGGACGGGGCTTGAGATAGCCGCGTGGGCTGCGGTGGCCGTCGCCGTTGCGTCTGCCGCATACACGCTTTTCATGATGTCGGGCCTGGACTCCGGCGGATATTCCTCTTCGACAGGCAGAAGCCTCGACCTCAATCCGGCAAAAGCGAACACAGCCAAACTGGGTGACCCCATCCGTGAGGTCTTTGGCCGCCGCCGCATTTACCCGGATTACGTGGTTCAGCCGGTTACCCGGTTTGACCCTGCCGATCCGACGATCATGCGGGTTCATATGCTGGTCTGTCTGGGGATGGGTAATTTCTCATTCTCTGATGGTGATCTGCGTGTGGGAGATACGCCAGCATCAACCCTTGATGGATTCAGCCACACCCATTACTCACCTGGTGCCGATGTATCCGGCGATGAACGTAGTGAGAACTGGTTTAACTCCACAGAGGTGGGCGGAACGTCTTCAGGCACTGGCCTTGATATGGCGCAGACCTCACCAGATTCAGACGATATTATCGCGGACAGCATGACTGTATCTGGCGCAACCGTAACATTTACCGGGCTTGATACGGATGACGACGATGATGAAGATGAGGACGATAATGCGCTGCCTGACAGCTGGGTGGAAGGGACCATTGTAGAGATTAAGGCGCCGACTAATTTCCTGATCACAACTTCATCCGGTTACAGCGTATTTGCCAGTAAGCTGATCACTGAACTTGCACCGGTAACAGGCATGCCAGTGACGCTGAGTTTTAACAGCGTCGATTACGATTTGTTCATTGCCTCCATTACTCCTGGACAGGATGCGGTGCCGGGTGAGGGCGGTAGTGCGGCAAAAATTCAGGCCAGTGCAGCGCCCACTACCTATGATTTTTCGGCAGGCAGCACCACGTTTACGCTGACCTGGCAGGGGGCAACTTATCCGGTATCTCTGGTTGCTGATTATGTGAATATGTCCGGCCTGCTGGCCGCTATCTCGGAGGGGCTAACCGGTTCGGGTCTGGTCGCGCAGGACAATGGCGGAACCGTGTTGATCACGGAGGAATCCAGCCCGTTTGTTGGTGGCTCACTCACCTCGTCATCACTTCCTGTGTCTGTTTTCGGCGATACCCCGGTCTATACAGCAGGCACTGCATCCACTGGCGGCAGCGCAGCTGTCACGGCTAATGTGACTCTGGCCTATAACAGTGCCACCGGGACCGCATTTTCAGGTATGCCGGAAGGCACACAGCGATTGTCCCTGGCACATCGCGGGAATGAATATCAGATTGTGGCCACCGACGGGACCACGGCGACTGTCAGCCGCCTGGTGAGCGGTGTGGTTGACGATACCTGGCCTGGATTCTCCCCGAGGACGATGATCGACTATGAAGCCACCGGCCTGAACGACAGCGACACCTGGATGGGCCCGTTTCTGGCCTGCCCTGAAAACGAAACCGTTGATGCCTTCGAAATCAATATGTCCTTCCCGAGTGGACTTTGTGGTTTTGACAGCAAGGGCAAAAAGCGTATTCGTCACACCGGGATCGATGTGCAATACCGGGTGTACGGGAGCGGCGGAAGCTGGCAAAACGTCTCGTTTGCTTATGCTGAGAAAAACGTTAATGGTCTGGGGTTTACTCACCGGATTTCATTATCTTCGCCTGGGCTGGTTGAGGTTCGTGTCCGCAGGCAGAATGAGCAGGGCAGCAACAATGCCCGAGACAACATGTACTGGCAGGCACTCAGAGGGCGGCTTCAGACGCGTCCGGCGTCCTATGCTGGCGTGACTCTGTTGGGCGTGACGATCGAGACTGGCGGGAAGCTGGCGGCACAGTCCGATCGCCGGGTGAACGTCGTAGCCACACGCGTTTATGACTCAGGTACACCGCGAACGATTTCCGGCGCGCTGCTGCACGTAGGCAATTCCCTTGGCCTTCAGATGGACACAGAGACCATCAGCGATCTGGAGTCGATGTACTGGACGCCTGGCAACGAGTATTTCGATTTTGCTACCGGCGACAGTCTCTCCGCCCTGGAAATGCTGCAGAAAATCGCGAATGCCGGGAAATCCTATTTCCTGCTCAGTGATGGCCTGGCGACGGTCGGGCGTGAAGGGGTTAAGCCCTGGACGGGCATTATCACGCCGCATGAGATGACTGAAGAGCTGCAGACCGGCTTCTCAGCGCCGTCTGATGACGATTATGACGGTGTTGACGTTACCTACATCAACGGCACCACCTGGGCGGAGGAAACAGTCCAGTGCCGCACGACTGACAATCCGACACCGGTCAAAATAGAGGACTATAAACTCGATGGTGTTCTGAACCGGGACCACGCCTGGCAGATTGGTATGAGACGCCTGATGAAGTATCTGCATCAGCGGTTGACGTTCCAGACCACAACGGAGCTGGATGCGCTGTGTTACAACGTCGGCGATCGTATTGTTCTGACGGACGACATACCGGATTCAGCGACGACAATCAGCTGCCTGGTGGAGTCTATGTCGACTGTTGATGGTATCTCGACACTGACGGTCACTGAGCCGCTCGACTGGACCTATCCGAATCCCCGTGCGCTGATCCGTTATCAGGATGGATCGGCGTCGGCGCTGATGGTGACAACAAAGGTCGGGGATTATCAGTTGTCAGTTCCCTGGCTCAGCGAGTTCGACGACATTGATTTCACCACACCGTCCATTGAGCCAGTGAGGCTGATGTTCTGTGATTCATCGCGTACGGGCTATGACGCGATTGTTTCAGAAATTGCCCCGCAATCTGACGGGACGTGTCAGGTCACCGCAAGAGAGTACCGCGCGTCATTCTACGACTACGACAACGCCAGCTATCCCGGCGACGTTGCATAAAGCATAAATAACTCTCAACAACCCGCTTCGGCGGGTTTTTTGTTATAGGGCGACTATGAGCACATACAATACGAAACATCCTTTAGGGTCCGCTGCCGTAAAGGACCTGTACGATAACGCCGAAAACGTGGATAGATTCGTTAATGACAGGACAAAAGAAGAGCTCGATGACCGGTTAGGAGTGTTCCGCAAAACCTGGTACGGCATGGAGATGATCTTCAGTCGCTTCATCACGTATATCACGGGGCGTGGCGAGCAGGCGGTTGCATCTATTGGCTGGCAGGAGCTGGGAAACTGGGCGACAGGCATCACAGTCGATAATCGCCAGCAAATCGTTTACTACAATGGCGCCTGGTACAAATATCTGGGAGAACTTGAGCATGTCATCGCGGGGGATTCTCCGGAGAACGATGGCGGGGTGTGGTCGGCGGAAAACCCGACGGGAAAATGGTCGAACATTGGAGATGCAGCACTTCGCTCAAACCTGGGTTCAGGCGACGGGCTTAAATGGCTCGGGAAATGTTCAAGCGTTGTGTTGTTGAGAGCGATCGAGCCGACTTATGACAGACAGTCAATTACACTGCACACCGTTGTGCCAGATGGCGCCATTATTGATGCCGGATTCTTTTATGATGCTTCAGATACCACATCAGAAGACGACGGGTATCGCATTATAGTGACGCCTGGCGGTGCGCGATGGGTAACGGATTGCGCTGATGGCATTGATATCAGGCTGGGTGGTTTACTGGCCGATGGCAGTAACTTTGGTGCTGCTGCGAATAAAATCATTCGGGGCGAAGTTAAAAAAGTCGTCGATTCCGGCACAACATTTATTCGTGCTGTGCAGGTTATGCGTGTGCCTCACCCCACGTATCTGTCTAAAAACGCGTATTACACAATTGATGAGCAGATTGTCATACCATCATTTATGGCATTCGTTGGCAGTGGATGGATAGATTTACGAACGGCTCTGCTTGCGGATTGTATTGTCATCAGGAATGAAGATTTCCCGGGCTTAACTGCCAGCATGGGTGGGTATATTCAAGCTCAGGGCTTTAGTATATTCAGGAACAAATCAGGGAAATTCCGTGTTCTTGGTCCTGGCAATACTGTCAGCACGGGTTGTGGTATTGCTATCGGTAACACAAAATCAGGTTATCTCAGCGTCAGGGATATATTTCTGGCTGATGTGGTGGCGCGAAATTTTCGGTATGGACTCGGATTTTATGGGTTCGATACTTACATTATCACCGTCGAACGCTGCGACTTTGTTCAAAATTACTATAATATTGCCGGGTTAGGTGTCAACAAGAGTAACTCAGGTGAGCGTATATTAATACGTTCCTGTACTATTGGTAATTCGCGCTCCCATAATATTTATTGGGATCTGGTCGGATGGAATGTCACCTTTGACAATAATTCAGGGGATTATGCAGATGGCGCACTTTTGTGTTTAGCCAATGGTGCAAGAGCCTGTGTATTTAGATTTACCAATGGTTCTTTCGCTGAGGGGTATGGCTCTTATCTTATCAGTCAGAACACAACCTCTCCGGACTGGGATTATGACAACGGAAGGCTGAACAAAGTCTATTTCCATGCCTCTTTCTTTAATGCGCAAAAGAAAGCGGGGGAATTCTCTTCCCGTCGGCAACTCGTGGCATCCTCTTCAACTATGCTTGGGCATCTGGAAATTGTTGATTGTGATTTTCGCTTTCCTAATGTGGAGTCAGAGCCTCATGTGGCGATTATGGGGTATAACGATGGCACCTCGTCACGTGTTCGCGGCTTCTTCCGTAATGCAAACACGCCCTATGACCAGTGCCTGATGCGTTATGGCGACAGCCTGAATGCGGGGCTATTCCGTCTTAGCGGCACCGAAGGGGTGCCCGTCACATTAGACCCTGCCACCAATATGACCTTCAGTTTAACCGGGGGCATGACGGCAACATATGGCGGCATTGATCCGGATGATGGCCTGGTAGTTGTTAATCTGACTGCAACCGCCGAAACGGACACGCTGGAAATCCGTAACCAGGCGCTGCTGACGCCGGTGAATCGCTTTAATCAGCTGTTTTCTGCACTATCCATGAAAATGAGTGCCATTACTGCAGGCGCTGTGACGTTGTCCACCAAGCTGTATTATTACGGACGGCCAACCTTTAATACCACTTTGTTGAGTGGGGCGTATCAGACACTAAGGTCTTTCAATTATCTGGGTTCTGCGATTGGTTCAACACGAGATATCAGCGCGTTGCTGACTGCAGAAGGCACCCCTTTGACGACTGAAAAATATGTTGGTGTGCAGACTTACTGTGAAGTGAGCTATCAGTATGCACTCGGTACGCTGAAGGCGTCGCCGGCTATTCGCGTCTCAGGATATGTAGGGACGATGCAGATTAAGCTGCCCGTTTACTGGTTGCCCAAAGGGACCGAAGCTATCTCCACATCTGATTAAGGGATCTCTATGCTGTATTTATATGAGGCGACGTTGCCTGAGGACAATAACGACAGTGAGGTCAAAGGCGCTTACGAAATCTCTGCAATCGAAAAGGAGGGTTTTATTGCCTCTTTTGATTTTGAAAAAGCGGAAGAAGCTAGCCAGGCAGTGGATGCCTGGCTAGTATCACAAGGTGTTTCAGGAAGGTATATAGTAACTGCGATTTAAAGGTAGCTCTATGGGGCATGCAAGATTAAATGTGTATGCCCTGTGGTTATTTACTATTTGACTCTTGAGTTTCTTCTTCAACGAATTTAAGCCATTTTTTTTGAAAATATCTGAATGCTTCTACACCTCTTGCTGTCGGCTTTCCATTATTATCGAATAAACTACCTTCGCTTCTTCTGTCAGGGATAGTATACATGTATCTTGCGATGTGCTTTACAAGCTCTTCATCAGTTGCATACGCTCGGTCCGAAGATTGCAATCTTTGTATTTTTACAAAATAATCCCATATTGACTTTGATACCTCCTCATCGCTTAGGTTTTCAAGTATTACCTGACTAGAGTAAATATCCCCAAAATATTTCAGGAAGTAATCAAACCTTCCCGGGTAAACACCATATTTAGTGTAGAGTTCCATCTCTAGTACGCTTAATTTTGGATGAGTTGGCATGTTCACCTCTTAAATAAAAATTGAAATGTGCGCAAGGATTACTCACTTTGCATTTTGATACTAGTGGATAATGCCAACCTTGTTAAGAGGCAGGATATTAAAGAAAGATAATTTCCTTATTTTTGCCTGCTTCCTCGCATGTTCCTGGCGTGTGGATTGTAGGGAGTAACGCATCCTGGTTGCAGTGCAATGCCCATTGAGCTAGCGGAACGCTGCCGGAGAACGGCGCAACAGAGGTGAGCGGCGTGGGGGTGAAGACGATATACAAATATTTACCGGCGAGCTAATTCGTAAAATCAACGCCTTAAGCCTGTCATCAAATTGATAGTTGAGTATAAATAATCGGGAAAGAAAACCCGGCGATTAGGCCGGGTTTTACTGATTGAGCGCTGTTTTTTGTATGCTTTAGGTCAATGTCTGGACATGTTAGCCTTTGGCGCTACCCCAGTATTCCTCTTCTTCGCGAATATCTTCTTCGTCTTCCTCGGACAGTTCACGGCTATTGAGTTTGATAATCGTGTTAGCCTGTTCCAGAACCTCTTCGACTTCTGGAGCAAAAGAATCGCCTTTAATGTCTGATAATTTTGTTTTTAAAAAAACATCAGGTAAATTTGACTTCAGGCCAAGGTGATCATCATGAAGCACAAAAACTTTTGGGGTATTACCAAGCTCAACCACCGCATCAACTAATTCGCCTACTGTCGCAGGAGTTATCTCCATAGATTCAGCAACTTGATTTAAGTTTTCACATTTACTCATAAACACCCCGCAAAGGAAGAAGAAACAAGATTATCTTCTTCTTCCCTAATCGAGTCAAATGACAGCAGCACGAAATCACCGCCCCTCCCTGCAGAAGGTCACTTTTTCTTTCACGGCATTCGCCCTGGCGGAAATGGAACGGGAGCTGATTGTAGATAGAACCCGTGCTGGGCTGGCTGCAGCGAGAGAGCAGGGGCGCATAGGCGGACGTCGTCGGGTGATGACCCCTGATGTCGTCGATCGGGCACATCGGATGCTTGAGAACGGCGCTACCCGGCAGCAGGTGGCTGATGTGATCGGCGTCGGTGTGAAAACTATTTATAAATACTTCCCGGGCACCAGTTAAAAATCATTGTGTTGTGTCGGTGTAGTTGATCGATAGACGATACCTGTATTGATCTGATGCGGCAATGAAACTACTGTATATAAAAACAGTAATATTGAGAGGTTCAGATCATGCCACGTCGATACGAAATAGAAGTAGCCTGCCGGGCAGCGATAGTCATCGAGCCCAATGGTCGGCGCACTATCACTACCGGACGCTTTCTGCAGGAACTGGAAAAGGTAAACTGGCACTGGTCGCCACGGCAGGCCAATCAGTGGATAGAGCACTATGTTACGACGTTCCGCGACGTCTCAACTCAGGAAGGCGACGATCGTACATTTCAGTTATTCAACCCGAACGGAGGCCTCTGATGGGTTTCCCTTCTCCAGCTACTGACTATGTAGAGACACGCCTTTCGGCTGACTCCCTATGTGGAACCGGCCCGAACACCCGGATCATAGAAACAAAATCTGGTTATGCGGTCATCGATGTGTCACTGAAACCACGCCAGCAGAGCACCGTGCTGATCACCTATGATGGTCTGACAGATTTTGCAAAGGTAATGGGAAGGTCACTTATCACAAGGGATGGTGAGGCTATTGAAGGTGAGGCGCTAGATGATGTAACTGTATGTGGGGTCGTTACGTTCATTATAAACAGTGCGCTGGACGATGGTTGCCCTGTGATTTAG